TACCACATTAAATGTAAGAGAAAATAGTTTACGCATTACCGATAATTTAACCTTATATACCCCCTAAAACAAACTGTACTAAAGAAAGAGTAATATATTTTTGGCCGAAAACTCAATGAAATTAAGGGCTAAGGAATATTTTTGGCCGAAAACGGCAAAATACAGAATGCGCATTAACTATAATTGTCTACCATCGTGGTATAATTACCGCAGGCCTCACACGCGTTTAACCGGGCCTTACCATAACTACTGCTTACATAATTATAATAAAGTTGCCTAAAACCTTTAAAAACAAGTGTTTTAAGGCTTTTTTTTGCCGTTTAAATCTTATTTAATTGCCAATTAATTACCGGTTAATTTTAAATTAATTTAAGGACCAATAATGCTTAAAAATGGTTAAAAAACAACTTGCAACTACATTAGGAACAACATTAGGAACAACATCAAACTATATTTTTTTGACAGATTCAAACCCCCTTAAGTGTAAAAATATAGGCTATAAGTACACTTTTTTACACATTCAACCCCCCATAGGAACATTAAGTATAATAAAATATAACGCAAAAAAGCCCTATTTTATTGGGTTTATAGCGTGTTTACGGTAAAAATGTGGTACAAAAACGTGTGTGTGGTGTTATTTAGCGGTGCAAACTGTACTAATACAGGCGAACCAGCAATTTAACCTGCGCAATTGAGATCACTTTACTGATCAGTATTTCTTTGTCCTGGTGGTGCTTATTCTCGGAGACAAGCTTCAGGTATTTATCATTTTTGCCCTTGTGTACAAACTTTATGGTTCTGAAAGCTTCACCGCCAACAGTTAGGTACAAAATATACATTTGGCCCCAATAAATATCACTTAAAAGGTCTTCAATAATTTTATAGCCCAAATAATCACCGCTTTTGATCAGCGGATACATACTGTCGCCATTGGCAATGATTGCGCCGTCGCATTTTGGCGCATTTGGTATATGAAGGTAGTCAATTGGTTGCTGCTTCACCAGGTCATCAAATACCGGAACCACGCCAGCGATCGCTTCGGCGCTGTAAAGCGGAATTCTTTGACTATCCAGGATCACATCCGTCTTTAACCGGTAAACCCTACTTGGTTCTCGGACCTTGTCAGTTTCTTCCAGTTCCATCTCTCCAATACCGTTAAATAGCCAATTTGCATTTATAGGATAGGTATGTAGTATTTTTGATATATTTTCCTGAGACATTGATCTTCTTATACGCGCTTTTCCGATAATTCCGTTAGCCAATCCAGCTTCAATGGTAACTCTGTTATCATTTAAGTTGTTGACTTTCATAAATTTATCGAACCGTGTAAAAAAATCTATCATTTTTACTATATAAAATTTGGATTATATATCATTATTGCTATATATTTGTAAGAAATATTATAAAACACAAACAAAGGTATGCAAAAAAGTACAATACAAATATGGTCCAAGGCAAAAAAATTAATTGCCAAAGAACAAAACACCTCGCTAACAACGGTTCAACTAAGCCTGGCTTATTATAGCAACTCCGCATTAGCGAAAAAAATAAGATCTCGCGCAAAAGAGCTTCTTATTTCAGAAGTTGAAAAAATTCAAGAGTAAACATAAAAAATCACACCATGCCACAATATTTAGGAGACACTTTAGTCGTATCGGAAAATGAACTTGTTCCGAAATTTTGGAGCAGTTACAGTTCGTTAGAAAGAAGATTAAGAACTGACAGTCTAAGGGGTTATGGTTTAGAGCGTGCACAAAGAGGTGGTGGATTTGACACTACCTTACTAATAAAATTCGATAGTCTTCCTAAACGCATCCAGGAAGAGATCGGCGATCCTCGAAAAGACAAGCAACCGATTGAGCAGTTTTACAAAGTTGAAAAAGAGATCGTGGATTACTACAACGATTATCAATACCCGGATGGTTCTTACTTGCTTCCTGAAACTGTTGATCAGTTAATTATCAATGCCAGCGTGTTACGCGCCATTGTGCGTTTGGAAGCTGCACGCGAAGGTGAACGTATTAAAATGGGTGACAATTTACGTGGTATAGCAAATACGCTATATGTTGACGCCCACGCTTTCAATGCCGAGCTTGCCAAAGAAAAATATGGCCGTGTGCAACACAATTTAAATACACATTTACGCCGATTTAAACAGCAATTAAACGCTTTTAAAGATGAGAAATATTATTCGCTGATAAAAGACCCATTAGGTCTAACTAAATTAAATGCCTTAAAACGCGATGATCGCGTAAACAAATTATTGAACGATCTTTTTGCAGGCCGTTCACACAAACCCAACGCAACCGAAGTGGCGCGCGAGTACGAAGCCTTTTTGGCCGGCTATATTGATGTGATCCATAACGATACCGGTGAAGTCTACAACTCGGCAGAATATAAAGCCATTGGCAACCGCACCATTACCAACTTTTTGTCTAAATGGGAAAATGAAATAGGCAACAAAGCAAAACGAAGTGGAAATCGACAAAAACTATATCAAGAATTCATTCCTTACCACGATTTGGAGCAACCGCACTTTGCAGGCGCGATGATTTCTATTGATGATAGAAATCCTCCTTTTTGGTATGAAAAAGGAAAACGTATGTGGTGGTATTTGGCCATTGATTTGGCAAGTGAGTGCGTTACCGCCTGGGCTTATGGCAAAACCAAACAAGAGCTTATTATAAACTTTTATAAAAACCTTGTAGCCAATTACCACGCCTGGAACCTGCCTTTGCCAGATGCTTTAGAATGCGAAAGCAGTTTAAACAGCAGTTTTAAGGACACTTTTTTACAAGAAGGCACAATGTTTCAAAACGTGCAAATACATCCAAATATGGCGCGTTCCAAAAGAATTGAACGCTATTACCGCACGCTTCGTTACGAGATTGAAAAAGAACAGGAAGGCTGGATTGCCCGGCCAGTTGCGTTAAGCGAAGCCAACCAGGCAGGACCGGAACCAACCGTGATCATTCCTTACCAAACTTTGGTGGCAAATGGTTTCGCCAACATCCAAACCTGGAACAATATGCCAAACACACAAGATAAAAAAATAAGCCGGTTCGATTATTTTATGCAACGCCAGCACCCGGATTTAAAACCAACAAATTACAAGTCGTTTATTAAAGATTTGGGCGAAAAAACAAAAACAAGCTGTCACGCCGGGATTATGAAGCTTCAGGGCAAAAGATGGTTGCTGGGCGATGGCGGTGAAATTTATACCGGCGAAAACTTAATAAGATTGCTTAAAGCGGTTGAAGGTAAAGAAGTTGATATCTATTGGCTTGCCGACAGCAAAGGAACGGTGTACAAAGCCCTGGTATGCGACCAAAAAGACGGCCGTTTTATTTGCGAAGCGCATCCAAAACCAGTTGGTTCCCGCGCGCCAATCGAAGAAAAGGAACATCATAAAAAAGCAACTCAAATCTTTCTACGTTACCAGGCAACTGTCACCAGCTTTATGCAGCTTACAAAAAATGCCATTGATAAAGTGACCATTATTGACAACAGGTCAAAAACAATTTCCACAACCTTCTCTATTCCGGGCTTTGAAAAATATGTGGAGCCAATTAGCAATACTGAAGATGAAGTGATAGCACCGCCAATTAATGATGAGGATGATTTTGAAGAAGATTATGATTACGCAGAAACATACTACCAAAATACTAATAACAACCCATTAAACAGTTTATAAAAGAATGAGCGATTTAACCCAAGATTACAAGTTACGCATTGTTGCAGCCATAAAAGACAACAGCTTCAAATTTAAGACTGGAAGAGCGCAGGCCATTTCCATAAATATCAATCCTGCCCAATACAGCCGAATTTTAAACGGTGAAATTGAAGGGATTGTAAGCGACGAGAAATGGAATGAAATTGCGAGCAAATACAACGTGCCAATTAACTCCGATTTGTTTGTTTGGCAAACTGCCCCAACAGCTGTTTACGATTTTATCAATGCGCAACTTGAAGGTTGCCAGGATATGAGTATCTCGGGCATTTTTTGTGACATCGCCGATATTGGCAAAAGCTTTACGGCCAAAGATTATGTAAGTCGCCACCGCAACGCCATTTATATCGACTGCTCTCGCTATAAAAACAGAACCAGCCTTTTACGCGCTATGGCCAAAGAATTTGGTATTGATCACGATGCGCCAATTCGCGTTTTGCAAACCGATTTAATTCAATATATGCGCTCAATGACCAAACCGCTGGTAATATTGGATGAGTTTGGCGATTTAAAGTACGAGGCCTTTTTGGAAGTAAAAGCCTTATGGAATGCAACCGAATACCGTTGCGGATGGTATATGATGGGAGCCGACGGCCTTCAGGTGAAACTTGACCGACAACTGGCGCTTAAAAAAATTGGTTTTGCTGAGATTTTTAGCCGATTGGGAAGCCGTTACCAAAGCGTAACACCATCCAATGAAGCCGACCGCAAAAAGTTTTTGATGTTCGAGATTTCAAAAATATTGAAAGCCAACCAATCCATGTACTCGCCTATTCAAATGTATGCCAAATCATTGGGTTCACTAAGAAGGGTTTACATCGAGATTGTAAAAGAAAAATCGGCCAAAAACGAACTAAAAGCTGTTGAGGCCTAAATGAGCAGGGCATTAACGGTAAACAATCTCTATCAAAAAAGGTATAAAACGTTTCCGTTCACAGGCATTTGGCTCGAAGTTTTTGGAGAGCCAACTACGGCGGGAATTTGGATCATCTATGGCAAGGAAAAAAACGGTAAAACGTGGGGAACCTTACTAATTGCAAGTTACTTAAGCGAATTTACAACGGTCTTATACATAAGTGCAGAGGAAGGCACAGACAAAGAATTTCAGGAAGCGTGCAAGCGGGCTTACATCGACCCACAAAACAAGCAATTGAAATTTACAGAATATGAAAGCCTCGAAGAGATTTACAATCGGCTAAAAAGCCGAAAAGCACCCAAAGTGGTGGTGCTGGACAACTTAACCATTTACAACGAGGAATTGAAAGCAAATGGGATTAAAAAGCTAAAACAGGATTTTCCAAACACCCTGTTTTTATGTGTAGCCCACGAAGAGCGAAATAAACCATACACCGCCTCGGCAAATATGGCAAGCAAGCTCGCGAAAGTGGTGATTAGGGCAAAAGGTTTGTTGCTCACGGTTGGTGGCCGTTGCCCGGGTGGCACGCTGCTGGTTGACGAAGACAAAGCAATGCTGTTTCACGGAACAGAAATAAAAAAATCTAAGAAATGAAAATTATTATTTACAGAATTATCGGAATTTCAAAACTGGCTTACATCAATTTTTTGGATGATGAGTTCGCCGCCTGGTGCCAACCAATTGCCAAAGCTTTCTTTTTGCCTAAACGCGTATTAATCACAAATACCCAATTGTATAACTGGTTTGTTGAAAATTACGAAACCCGCACGGCGCTTCCTTTCATCAAAGAAAACGCCAATTATATAGAAGCCGGCATTGTGGCGCCTGCGCGTTACTTTGATTTGCTAAAAGCCAAATTAAGGGAAGAAACAAGCGTATCGGGCATTTATCCTTCAGTATTAATCAAACAAATTAAACAAGTGCACTATGACAAAATCAATGCTCAGCAAGAAAATAGTTGATCTGGAAGAATGGTTACATATGAACCCAACCCACGAAGATTATACGGCCAAAAACAGGGAATTAACCCATTACTATACAAAACTGAAAAACCTCGAAATAAATGACGCATTCCCAGCTTAAAATCCTCATTGTTGAAGTGATCGCTTACAGCCGTTTGGTGAGCAAGCGGTTAAACATAGGGGAATGCATTTCACTGCATCAATGGGCAAATTTAGAAATAGTACCAAGCGTCGATTTAAAAAATAAGTTCTTTCAACAACGCGAAGAAATTCAATTTAAAAAATGGGAACGACCCGAGCAACGATACGACGACAATTTGTACCTCTATTACTATTGCACCAAAAAAAATAAATGGATTAACACTAATATAAATTAAAGGAAAATAATGAAAACAGCAATCAAAATTACATTCGTAGCGATAGTACTTGTTACGGTATTGTATAACATCTTAACCGTTGGCTTCCAGCCTTCTTAATTAATAATTTTAAACAAACAACAATGAAAACATTCAAAACCAGTGACCAAATGTGGGAAGACGAAAGCGGCGTTTCAATACCGTTTAACCGAATTACAAAAGCCGAGCGATTGATGGAACGCCATTCTGCAAAAATATTGCGCGATGCCTTAGCCGCAAATAACAAATTGATTGCGCTTAGAGATACGATCAGCGATTTATCGATGGAAGCTTACCAGGCGTTTATGGAAGAAAAAAACAGCAACAAAGAAACCAAAGGCAACTTTAGCTGGTTCAATTTTAATCGCTCCATCAAAATTGAAGTTTCCATAAGTGAACCTATCAAATTTGATGATTTAACCATCCAAGCCGCCAAACAAAAGTTTGATGTCTTTTTTGACGGAAATGTAACCAGCAAAAACGATTATGTAAAACCAATGATTTTGGATGCCTTTCAAACCCAAAGAAGCGGGAATTTAGATACAGGCAAAATATTAAGCCTAATCCGTCACGAGCGCAAAATTAACGATCCGCTTTTTTCTGAAGCTGTTAGTTTAATCCAGGAAAGCATTCGCAGGCCAAAATCAAAAACATACTACCGTGTTTGGCTAAAAGATGAAACCGGTGCTTACAAAAACATCGATTTGAACCTTTCAAGCCTTTAGTATGTGCGTTGATGTGAAAAGAATTACCGACGAAGAGTTGGAAGTGAACGGAAAGAAAATTTACAAGGACCAAAACGACAAATGGGTTGGTCAAAATTTGAATCAGACAGAAACCAAAGCGGCGCAGGAATACATTGCCGCTTTGGAAAAGTTTAACCAAAACAAGGCAGTGAAATGAGCGGCGAAAACTGGAACATAGAAAATAGCAACAGCCACTTAAAACACAAAGCCGAAAAGGCATTGAAACTGGCCAAAGATTTGGAAAACCAACAGCTAAAAGCCGGTAAAAAACTGGTGCAGCTCAACCCAAAAACAATCGTGTTAAGATAAACCAAAAAAGCAGGTGGGGCTGATGCTCCTTCACGGAACGGCTCGGGGTCTCGATATCCCTCGTTAAATTAATACGTGAGTGGCGCAACTTAGCCGTTAAAGGCGTCCGCAATCTGAGAAACTAGGTCGGTACAGATGCCTGCTTTTTAATAAAATAACAAAAATGAAAAAAAAAGAGAATTTTTTAAATCACGCACCAACGATTGGAGACTGGCTAAGATCGAATGATTATGTTAAAAAAGAAGACGGCTGGTACACGCCAGATGGCGTAAAAAAAGACTTTCAAGAATTGGTAAAAATATACGAACAAAACATTTAACCCAATTGAAAATGAAAATAGCAAACCAACAAATACAAATCATTCACACCTTGCTTCCGCTCGAGATCAAAAGCGATCCCGAAGCAAAAGCCGCGTTAATATCGCAGTTTACCGGAAACATCCATAAAATATCTACCAAAGATTTAACCTTTTATCAGGCCAATGAACTTATCAAAAGCCTAAACGGAAAACCTTTGTACAACACCTCGCCCGCGCCTGCGCCTCACAGTTCTTTCTTTCATTTTGATGGGCAAAACAAACAGCACCGCACTATTTTAAGTTTGGCGCATCAATATGGATGGGGAAAAGAGCACGAAAGCAAACACGTGGTTGATATGACGCGCCTTGGCGAATGGCTTATGACCAAAGCGCCGGTTAAAAAAGCCATGGGAAAACAAACGTCTATGGAACTAAGTAAAACCATTACCGCCTTGGAAAATATGGTGGCGTGGAAATTAAAGAAAAATGCAGACTGATTGCCCGCATACCACCACCGTAATTGTGGTACTGGAAGCCTTTGCGATGGTTGAAGTGATTGGCCATAAATGCACCCAGTGCCAGGAAATTGTAAAAATAATTAATCAATAATCTTTAAAACGAAAATCAATGAAACAATTATCAGCCAAAGATTACGAACGCATTATGAGGATCAACCGTAAAATAGCCATTGCTCAGGCAGTGCTGTTTGCTGTTTTTGTAACAATGCTAATACTCGCCGCCACAAAATGAACATTACACTAAACCTTAAAACAAGCCAGCTAAACGCCACGGTTGAAATTTTGCAGGCTTCACGCATTAATAAACCCGAGCGCATTGCCGAAAAATGTATGTACTATTTGTACGCATCGGCCTTAAAAAAACTGCTGAAAAAGCAAATAGACAAAGCCGACGAAGCTTCAAACAAAGCCTTTAAAATTTCACTAAAATATGAAGAGGCCACCGCACTGTTTATGGAACTGGACAAAATTACCATTTTGCACGATTATTATGTGGCCAACGCCATACATACCATTAAACGCGTGTTGCACCAAAAACTGTCAGCCTAATGAAGCCCGAAAAAGTATACAATGTAATTGGCAGTTCGTTTAAAGGTGTAATGATCTTTAAATACGATTTAAACGGCATTTTAACCTCATTTGAATTGCAGGATGCCGATGTGTTTGATGAGCAGCAAATAAACTGGCTCTTCCGTAAAATGTTCCCTTACAAAGAAACCGGCATCGGCAATTTTAGGGCCATTAAAAACTTCACCGTTACTGAAGGCGAATTTAACCTGGTGTTTGAAATGTTTTGGAACGCCTATAAATATAAGGTGAAAAAAGTACTGGCCGAAAAAGCCTGGGAAAAACTAAGCGACGATGATAAAATTCGCGCCATTGCCGGCATAAGGCATTATGATGGTTTTTTGTTCAGAAAGCGCGGACAAGACAAAGCCTATCCAAGCACTTACTTGGCCCAACGCTATTGGGAGGACGATTTTGGAAGTACAAGTTAAACACTATAAACTATTAAAAAATGAGCAGTAAAACCAACTTAGGAATAAAAATGTTAGCCGTTTTGTTTGTGCTGACAGTGATTATCATAGCAATTACCATAAAATTATACCAAATCTAACTATGACCGAAACACCAACAATCCAATCAACCCGAGAGTACAATAAGTTTGATTACATCGTAGGCAACCGTAACATCAACCAAAAGAAAATACAGCGCATTATGACTGACATAAACGCCGGGATGAACCTGTTGCCTTATTGCCCAATTATTGTTTATAATGAAAACGGAAAGTTTTACATAGTTGATGGCCAGCACCGTTTTGAAGTGGCCAAGCAAATAGACTTACCGGTTTATTATGTGGTGGCCAACGAGCTCGATTTAAAGCAAATCGCAATGTTAAACAGTCGCCAGGACAAATGGACACAACCCGATTTTTTAAGATGCTACAAAAACATAGGCTTGGATGATTATGTGATCCTGGACATCTTTTTAAAAGAGAATGCTGTGGGTATCTCAACCGGTGCGGATTTATTAATGTTTGGCAAACTGGCTAAAGGCGCCGTGGCTCAAAAATTTAGAGACGGCGAATTTAAAGTGAACTTCCTTAACGAAACCATTGCACTTTTAAACGCGTCGGACAATTTGTTTAGCCGTTACTCTTTTTACCGCGACCGTAACCTACTAACGGCAGTGCAGGAACTTCAAAACCGTGGCCTTTGTGATTTTGAAGTTTTACGCGCCAAAATTGCGAAAACACCCAATATGATGGACAAACAAGGCACGCCAAAAGATTATATCTACAATATAGAGCGCGTGTATAACCATAACAATAAAATCCGTCAGGTAATTTTTTAAGATGAAATTAAAAGAATACAAATTTCCTTATAAAAACTGGTTCACCATCGTAATACAGGCCACCAGCAAAGTAAAAGCAAGAGAAAAACTAAAACAATTTAAAAAGAAAAAGAATGAGCCACCCAAAATTTAAACTGTATCGACAAAGAATAACAGACGAAGATCGCGAAAAACACCCTTGGATGAGAGGAAATCAAACACATTTAATATCAATAGAAGTTTTGATAAGCGGTGATAAATATACATCTGAAGTTGTTAAAATATTTCCTGACCAATTAAAATTAAGGACTGATTGTCTGTTTAAAGAAGTGATATCAGCATACTATGCTACAACGTCAATGATCACGGAAATAGAATTAAAAGAACTCGGTTTTAAAGAAGTGCAACCACGTTGCATTGAAGAGGACTTTTATTTCGACTGGATGGAACTCAAGAAAAACGACAGCAATTTAAGCGTAACCACAGAATTCACGTTAAAAGGAAAATTCATAACACAATACGTTGATTTTAACGGCGAAACCCTAAAAGGTGAAAAAATGACTATTGAAGATTTGAAACTATTAATAAAACTAATGTAAATGAAAAATAATCAATTAAAACGCTGCGAAAAAGGCTTGCACGAGTATAAAGAAAAAACTTTAACCGATTTAGGTAAAAATCAATACGTTGCCTTAACGTGCCGCATTTGTAACAAACAAATAACAAGAGTAAAAACAATTATTAAATAAATTCTATGGCAAAAAAAGCAATTATTTGGGATGATCCTATTACAAATGAAAGAATGTACGTATCTGAAAAGGATTTAAAAAAAATAGAAATATATCTTATGAATCAAAATACACAACGCCCACTAACCAACTCGTCACTAATCGATGGCGGTTCCTCTTATGAAACTTTGGCAATTACCGGAAGCCAAACTAAAATCCAAAGTTTAACTGAAGCTTTTGTCAATATTGCCGTAGGTTTCGGCATTTCGCTTATTACAACAATTATCGTTTTTCCTTTAATGGACATTGAAAGCACCACCTCAAAAAACTTGCAGGTCACTTTGATTTTTACGGTAATCAGCATTTTAAGAAGTTACGGCCTGCGCCGCTATTTTAACGGAAGTCACCACTTGGTGGTAAAAGCAAAGTTTAACCAGGCGTTGAAGTTTATGGAAGGCTTGGCAAAGGATTGTCCTAACGAAACTAAATGGTAAATTATGATATTTAAATTAGAATTTACAGAAAGAACAGAGTTTGTACAAGCTAAAAACTTAAAAAAACTACAAGAAGATTACACAGATGAATGTGGTGAAGATGAAGTGCTTGCTATAAAAAGTATATCAATTATTTCAGAAGCGGCTGCTAAAACAATTATGTTGACAAATACGGACACTTCAACCTTTGACGAATGTCCCGAAATATCACTTTACGACCTTGTTTGTGGTGATGATTTTGTTATTGTTGGATCAACTGAATGGTAGCATTGCATTTAACGAACAAGGCTATGATTAGAAAAAAAATAAAAGCGTTGGCAAATGGCTTGCCAAACAAAACTTAATTAATAACTCTAAATATAAATAAAATGATAAAAAGATTTTTTAAATGGATTTTTAAAAGTGAACTTTTAGAATTACAAAAGCAGATTAACCACACAAAAGAAGCAACTAAAAAATATAGTGAGCAAGAGTTGAAAATTGATAATTTACTTGGAAATATTGACGTAAGTGTTGATGTTCACCAATATTCAAAAAGTTGGGCAGTAATTAGCATACAAGGTAAAAAAACAGATTATATAAAGTTTGTTGATTTAGGAGAATCTGAAATTAGAGACATACAAATGTTTTTAAGGAATTTTGATAGGCGCAAAATTGATGCAAGCCCAATAGCTTCAAGATTTTTACGAATTAATTAAAACGTGTAGATGGCTTATTTTATTTTTTAATTATAGCCAGTGTTGGTTGCTTTTTACGACAAGAGTTAAACAAATATCGTTTTAAACAGCCAACACTTAAAACACAAAAAAGAGAAAAAGGCAATGCACGTCGGACGTAAATTGCCACCAACTTTCTGATTAAAATTTGGTGTAGCGCAGCGAATCAATTTTATCAGATGTTAAATGCAGGGCGAATAGAAAAAACTTACTTAATAGGAATTGGAATCAAAGCAAAAAAATATTATTATGGTAATAGCATTCAAAGAAAAGTTTAAAGAACCAATTTTAAACAAAACAAAAAAGCACACTATACGTGAAGATTCTCACAATCGATGGAAACAAGGAATGAAAATGCACATGGCAACAGGTGTAAGAACAAAAAAATACAATCAGTTTTATGAAGATACCTGCAAAACAATTCAACAAATTGAAATTGAAATAATTTCGGAGTATATGAATGATGCGGTTGTAAAAGTTGATGGCAGAAAATTAACTAAATCAGAAGTACAGCAATTAGCTTGGAATGATGGATTTTTAAACCTTCTTGAATTTTGGATGTGGTTTGCAGAAGGCTTCAAAGGTAAAATTATACATTGGACTGAACTGCGATACTAATTAGAAGTTAAATGCCGTAAGCAAAATAATATGTTAAAAAATCGAGTGTCTGTAAATAATGAGTATCTTAGAGCTTTAATTACCACACCAAAAAAACCACAAAAAAAACTATGAATCAAGGAAACCCCAACGGCAATACTGCCGACTTTTTTAACACCTCAATAAGCCACGAAGATTTTGCACGCAATATGCGCAACTTTATGCACGCGGCTTTAATGCTTAATTTTCAAAATACCGACAATGCTTTCAATACCGAAATTGAAAGCGGCTACTTTTGGTTAACCAAATTTTGCGAGCAAATAGACCCTGTGCTCACAAAAGCGGAAAACCAAAAAGAGTTAAGGCTAATGAAAAAATAAATGAATACTTAATCTAAATTTAAACCAAAATGAAAAAGCTATTATTAATTATAAGCATTGTTTTGCTGTTTTCGTGTGAAAACAAAACAAACTATCAGGAAACTGAATATACCGGAAAGGACCGTGTGATGTTTGACAGTATTAAAGAAAGTTTACTCACGCAATCTCAAGAACGTGTAAAAGAGGAAGCTAAAACCACCGACACTTTAGGAATGTACAAATCGCCAGTAAAAATACTGAAGGCGTATATGGTAGATAGTGAAAGCGGTAGGTATCGCAATATTAGGCTTCAGTACAAAAATGTTTCTGCATTAAAAGTAACTGCCATTAAGTTTATGTGGAAAGGCGAAAACGCATTTTTAGAACCCGCTGATATGGGAAATCCAATTTTAGAAGGTTATGGCGGGGGTTTTACGGATGACGTTTTAAAGCCAAATGAAACAACTGCCGGAACCTGGAGTATTTTAAGTAAAGATGCCAAAACAGTCGAAGCTTGGGTAACTGAAGTTGTTTTTGAAGACAGAACCAAATGGAAATTAAATCCTTAATCAAAAAATAATCAATATGAAAAAAATCTATTTTACCATTGCCATTGCCCTCGCTTTTATCCTGTTCACCTCGTGCAGTAAAGATGACAGCGACGAAACTTCCAATCCTTTTATTGAAACCAGCTGGACAGCCGATGACTATGTAGCTTCTTTGCTTTACGGTTCGGGTTGCACCACAACCATTGAGTTTTTAACAGAAACCACTTGCCAACGCATTGACTATGTGCCTCGCGGCATTTTTGCAGGAACAGACATTGAAACCGGAACTTACAGTTATACAACTTCAACCGTAACTTGGGCGGTTGACGGCGAAAACCGAACAGCAACAATGTCGGGCAGTACGTTGTCGGTTCCTTTATTAAATGGCAACAGCGTAGTTTATCGAAAAAATTAAATTATGCTACCAGATATAGAAGCAATAAAAGGAACAAACCTTACGCCTGCAGAAAGAATTTTAAGACAAAAAAATAGCCATAAGCGTGGCTATGAAGAGCCTCCTATTGTGAGTTATCCAACCTTGAGGGTATGGTTTAATGATTTAAAACTCTAATAAAACTGAAAGCGGTGAGCTTACTCGGTGGCTGAAAAAGCTCTATACGTGTGCGAGTAAGACCAAGAGGGGGCGTATGACTCTTGATTGGGTAAGTTAAAAACGAGGCGTCACCACACGCCTACACCACTTTCTTATTTTGCAAAAAAGCCTTCTAAATGAAGGCTTTTTTTTGTGTAAAATTTCTCCTTGACAAGTGTTCAAAAGCTTATTATATTTGCTTTAACCGATGAGTAGAGGCAAACAACTTTTGTACAATAACATTGTGCCACAATCAATTGCTGAGGGTGGCGAAAAAGGACAGCGAAATACGGGAATGGACGACCGTAGAGACGCTATGGCGCATCGCTACTATTTTCACGCCACCATTAATCGCTTTCGTTACGATGATATTTTGCGCCAATTGCATAAGGAATTCTTTCTTCAGCCCAATACCATTGTAAACGAATTATTGCAGCGCAACGACTTAATTTCACAACTTATCATTTCCAAAACAAGTGTGGCCGAGCTTCGCCATAAATACCCATTTTATAACTGGATTTCTAAGCAGTAGCTACGGAACCAATTCCGCAGCTGCATAATCGTGGAAAGCCGATTTAAACACGTTTTTTACAACTTTGTAAGCATCGGGTCTTGGCGTATCAATTACATTGGTTCTGGCAAGCGGGTTAAAATAAGCCGTTCCCCAGCCTTGTAAATTAGCATAGGTTTTTTCAACAACCGCAAAATATGCCAAACTCTTTAACCGTTCCGCTTCAGGTGTTGAAACGCTGGTATTACCGGTAAAATCAAAACAAAGATCAACGGTGATAATCACATCGCAACGTTGCTTTTTGCTGTTCAAATTTTCGCAGAGAGGCAGGTGTATGGAAATTAATGCCGCAGGAAAAACAATGGTTGGCCTTTCGTAGTTCATTTGTCCTTTTTGCAAATCAATCCATTTTAGTTCCGGTACTTGTGCGGCTAAGCGTGCCAAAATGCTTTCGTATATTGTAGTCATATTATTTAGTGTTAAATGCTTTTATCAATTTTTCCTTTAATTCTTTGTTCAGCAAATGGCTGTGGCCCATAAACTGCCTTTTCGGCATTTGGTAATTTACGCTCCTGGTATGCGCTTTAATAGGTTGCGGCCTTCCTTTTCCCATAAAATTGTTGTTGGTGTACGGCCTAATATTTCGGGTTCCGGCAATACGCAAACCTTCATTGTGTGCACGCGCATATCGCACTTTGGCGTTTCCTGCCGAAATAACCACCTTACCGGGCGTTACTGTGGAAGGTTTTACACTGGCTTCCAAGTTTCCCGATTCCCTTAAAATTTGCCCTTTTCCACGTGTTTTTTTAGCTTCCCATTTTGTTGACAACGCTTGCCACGGAACGCCGTCCCACGACTGTTTTACAAAAGTTTCCTTAAAAAACTCCGTAGCTGTTTCGGCAACAATGTCCGGCACTTCCGTTTCCATACGGTGGTTAAATTTGGCGAACCATTTATTGATGCTTTCTTCGGCGTTCATTATTTAGCCTGGATTAAAAGTCCTTTTCGGAACAAGGCAATAGTGTCTTCAATAATCATCCACTTTAACAAACGGTTTTGGTTGTTGGCAACTTGCCCGGTGGCCACCAGCGTTTGATCTTTAAAATATTTCACATACACCAGCTGGTCCAGTTCTTTGCCGTTTAACCAAACTTCGTCGGGTTTGGAAACCGCTTGTTTCATAGCATTCAGCAGTTTGGTGTCTTCCGTATTTTTGGCGTCAATTTCTAACGGTCGGTTGGTATAATCGCGTAAAATTGACTGGTTGTCAACCACTTCCAAATCCTTATAAAAAGCGTTCTTTTCGCCGCTGAACAAAGGCAGTTCTTCCGTAGCAGCCGCTTTGGCTTTTGCGTAAGTTGGCAAACCAAAATCGGCAGCGCCTAAATTGTTCAACAGTTTAGAAGCTTGTCCCGGGAACTTATTTTTATACTGTTGGTTGGCGGTAAAAATCTCGCCTATTTCGCCACGGTTAACGCCCCAGCCTTGAGCAGCTGCTTTGTCAAAAACCTCACTGTTTAAATAGGCATCGGCTTTGGTTTCGCTCAAACGCAAACGCTCCTCATTCACTTCGTGTGCCATACGCGGTAATATGTGACAGCGACAGTTCCAATCGTTAGGTGGGAACAATTTAGCCCAGCGCGGATCGTTGGCCGGTAAAATAATGCCATTTAATAAATGATGGCTGTACCGTACAAGTTCATCGCCTGCGTCGCGATATTCCCAATAAGGAAATGTGTCCGTTTTTGAAAGCAACCGGTGATAGGTACTTGCCGCGTTCCCTGTTAAAAGGGCGGTGTTGTATTCCGTCAACAACCATTCTTTATTGAAGACTTTTACCTGGGCCGATGCCAGCTCGTAAAACTCGCCAAAACTGGTGCTTTTTCTAAACAACTCATTTAATAATTGCGCTTCAGCCAAGTTTTTTGCACCCGAAAAGCGGAATATGTTTTGCTCAAAAGCAGTCAGCAATGCAGGATCGGGCGCATTGTAGATAAAGCCCGGCGCATAGGATAAATTGATGCTATTATCGTCCCAGCCTTGTTTAAATCCGCTTAAAAGCGTTTGGGCAGTATGTTGAAATAAGCCGAAATCAAAAACCATTTCGCCCTTTTGATCATACGCCCTTTGAAGAAACGCAGCTTCATCAAAACCAGATGCATCAAAGCTCAGGTTTATGTGGTGATGTCCACAGCTCGCCCCGATCGTCTCCGTCGGGGCGGTGTGAAAAAGTTTTTTAAAGAAATCACTTACCGCTTTTTTAATGCCATCAACGGCTTTTATTTCTTCCTCATCTGTGGCCATAGCCAATTTCACTTCTTTTTCAACCACGTCGGTTCCTTTTTCATTTTTGGCTTTTGTTTTGGCCGTTTTTTCTTTTGCAGGCAACAACTCGGTGGTTTCCGCTTCGCCCGCTTTTTTCATTTGGGCGTAATTTTTAGGCTTTGGAACGCCATAAGTTTCATACCAAAAATCATCATCAATAGGCAAGTTTAATTCTTTTGCCATTGCTTTGTGCATTTCAAAACTTTCTGAAGTTGTTTGTTTGGTTTCTTCGCCCTGGATGATAAAGCTTCCACCTTCAGTATTAAATCCGTGCGACTCCAGTATTTTGATAAAGCGGCTGTTTAGCACTTTGCGTGCATAATTGATGTCGCTTACGTGTTTGTTATTATCCTGATCGCCGTGGGTTTTGCTTTGCGCATATCCGCTTGAGTCACTGCTCTCGGTGGTTTCGGTAGTTCCCAACAAAGCTTTGGAAATTTCGCCGTTTAGCAACTTTAAAAAATCAGGGTGAATAGTTGTATTTGTACCCTTGCTTTCCAAAATGTTGATGGTGGTTCCGTCGGGTCTTATGATCACGCCCCCGGCGCCAATATCTAAAGCGGCCTGTAATTTAACACGTTGGCCTTCGTCAAAACCGTCCCAGGTTGCATCAATAATTGGCCTTCCAAAAACCTGCACGTACATTGCATAATCGCCCAAACCGCCACGTTTTAAAACCGCATATTGCGAAGCGCCGGCAAGCAATCCCAAATCTTGTACTTTGCCAACTTCCATTACTGTTTTGGCGTAAATGCCTTCACGAATTTTCACACCGTCATCGCTGGTATAATCAAAAGCAACGATACCGGTTTCCGGGCGGTAATTTAAACGAGGAAGCAATCCTGCGGAAACGTCCCACTTTTCGCTTTTGTTTTTAAAGAAGCTTGGTTCTAAAATAGAGTAACCCCAAAACTTGGCGTTTATAATTTCTTCCAGTATTTCATCAAAACCAATAGAATCAATCAGCTCGTTAATTTCTTCGATGGCTTCGCCTTTTTTGTTCACAAATTGCCAATTGGCCGATGTTACCGCATCAACCCTTTTACCAATTACGGCAATTACGTGGCCGTCCTGCACCACATCGGCATACAAATCGTACAGCAAGCTTCGTCTTGGCGTTCGTGCTTCAGCATTTTGAATGGCGCGTCTCCAGTTTGGAATATCCTGTTGCGTTCTGTTTACAGGCCTTACTTCAATATTTTGAATTACGATAGGCGTTAGCGCACCGTCGGGCTGTTTAATTTTTGTACGTGAATTTAAGTTTTTACGCATATTAAATGGGAATTAAATGGTGATTAAAAGTTGGTTTCGCGCTTTGGCGCACTGGTGATGTGAAAGAAGCTGTTTTCGGCTTCCGCAGAAAGCAATGGCCAGCCAAACGGCACTACTTTTCCCGACTGAACGCCTTTTAACCAGGCGATGGCCAGTTTGTAACGGCTTTCACGAAATTCCATATCGGCAGCTGCATTGGCCAGCGTAATAAAGTTCCACGTTGCAATGTCTTTTAAAAATGTCAATAAAGTTTCATCGCGCTCGGCGGCTTGTTTTGCGAATATAACGGCAATGTCGTACCGGCTTAAATAGCCTTTGGCCTCGCCTTCAGCTGCTTTTATGGCTGAGTTCATTAAATCGGCATCATTTCGGCTAATGACCGTAATTTGTTCGCCGTACAAATGTGTTTTTAAATCTGCTGTCAATAACATAATTAAAAGTGTTTAGTGGTTTCGTTTCTGCTAAATTTTTGGGATGATATTTTGCCAGGGTCGGCACTTGTTTTAGAATCCAACACCCATTTACCGCCTTCCACAGCATCGGGGCCGTCATCGTGCGCTCGAGAGGTTGGCGACAAGGCTAAAAATTGCCCGGCCATTGCTTCCATATCTTCAGTACCTTTTTCATCTTCATTAAAAATCAGTTCGCCTTTTCGGTTCAATGGTTCCAGCGCCGCTTCAATCCTGTAATATTTATCGGGCTTGGTTCGTTCATCGGCTTTTGGATGAATGGAAACGCCGTGCCTAACATTGGCGGCCACTATTTCGGCTTTAATGGTATCATCAATCCAGGGCCATTCTATGTAAAAAAATACAGGCACTTTGCCGCCTGCAAATTTGTAAATCTCATAATTCCAGTCGAGCATTTTGGCAACGGTGGTTTGCTGGCAAAAGACTTTTAAAATATGGTATTCATTTTTCCAACGGCCAATAAGAATGGTTGCTTTAAAATCGCCCTTTTTCTTATAACTTGGATCGGTATAAGCAATCAGGAATTTGTATTCGCGCAACGGACGTATTTTTCCGTAGTTGATTTTTTTGAACACTTTACCGGCTGTAATTGGCGTGTTGAAATATTCCTTTTGTTGACTTGCCCAGCTTATTTTGCTTAAAGCGCGATCAATTAAAGCTTCGGTATTTTTGTTTGGCCAAGTGCTTACGCCTTCTTTATTTCTGATATTTATCACCTCGCTTTTATCGGCCATTTTCATAGCTTCCTTAATACAGCAGGTTTCGGCAATAATGTTTCCGCAAAAAACAATCAGCATCGGTTTGGAAATAGAACGCGTGGCATAAACGGCCTGTTCAAACCATTCCCACTTTTGCTTTACGATATCAGGATTTCGACAATCCACATCGGTATCAAAATCGTCCATTAAAACAACATCGGGTCTTACTTCCTCGTTTCTGGTACCACGCGGACTTTGCCCGGCGCCAATGGCCACAAATGAACAGCCTATTTTTGTGATAAAACCTTGCTCTTCCCAATCGCCATACGTTTGTTGCGTGCCGTAATCGTTTATGATGCGTTGGTTTTTCTCGAAGTTGATTTTGTAGGGCTTCAGTAATTTTTTGGCACTTTCTAAATTGGCCGAAATCAACAACACCGATCGTTTCTTTTTGGTTAAGGCCAGTTTGGTCACTTCCATCATTGTACGCGCACTTTTTGCCAACTCACGGCTCCAGGCGCGAACTTCGTACCACTCGGGATTGTTCATTACGCGTTTGGTTGAGCGGATATGGAAATCGGCAGGCTCGGAACTGTAATAATTAGGAAAATAGTACTTGAACCATTCCTCGTCATTGGCTTCCAAATAAGCAATCCGCTTTAATTTGTCTTCCTGACTTTCGGAAAAATCGACAACGGTAGCACGCTCGAGATCTCGGACGTACCGGTCCCAATAATCAATGGCTTTTTTGTCTTCAATTTTTGCCATTACAATCGGCTTTTAATGAAACCGTCAACGTACTTGGAAAGTTCCTGGGCTTTGGACAAATCAACTTTACGCACAAACTCAAGCAAACCTTGGCAGGCGTGAATAATCTCGGGCAAGGCGGCTTTTGTTTCCAGGTCTTTTATGTCCTTCACCAAATAGCGGCGAATGTTGGCTTCTTTGCCATCGGCCCAGCGTATGCCTTCAGGTTTTTTAGAGATGAAATCGTTAAGCCTTACCAGCTCATCTTGCAGCATTATCATTTGCTCTTCGCGGGTAAGCAAAAGATTTTTACTAAGATTTTCCCACTTGCCGTCAGCATACCATTTGTTCATAGTTGCGGCGGTTACTTTAAGACGTTCAGCAGTTTCTTTTTGCGTCAACTTCTCTTTCGTGATGAGCGTTTTCGCCAATGACCTAAGTCGGTCAAGCTCTTCTTTTGATTTTCTTTTTGTTCCCATACACCACAAAATTGCACCATATAAAGTCCTTGCTAAAATGCAATTATCGTAAGCATACTCTGTACTGCATGCTAAGCATACACTGTACTGTATGCTTACGATTTCCCAATTTTTTTAGGCTGAAAATCCGCCTTTAATTTGTTATCAATTCAAGCGAAAACGCAAAATATAAGCCAATGAAAATAAGTACTAAAAGGTTTTCAATCACTTCCGAAGAAAAGAACAGTTTGGGCTTCCGAGTGCGTACAGCCGGAATAGACTTGACCGATTATAATAACAATCCTTTAATGTTATGGATGCACAAACGTGCGAAAGGTGAAAGCAAAGAGGAAGTATTGCCGCTGGGCAATGTAATTAAGATTGAGTTGGAAAATAACGCTTATTACGGCGTTCCTGCTTTTGACGACACTGATCCTTTTGCAATGACCATTTATAATAAGGTAGAAAACGGAACTATTAGAATGATGAGTGCCGGCTTGTTTCCTTTATCCTGGTCAAAAGATGACAACGGCGATATTTGGCTGGAAACTTCCGTATTAAAAGAAATTAGCATCGCTGATATTGGCTCGAACTCAAAAAGCTTCAGCATTGCTTTATACGATGAAAGTGAACAACTGATCACTTTATCCCTCGAAGAAATTACGAACAATTTAAAACCAGAAATAGACATGAAATTAATTCAATTAAATGCGGACGTATTGCCATTGTTAAAATTGGCCGACGGCGCAACAGCTGAAGACGTGCAAACTGCCATTGGCAATTTGATTACGCTGGCAGAAACTAAGGAGCAGGAAGTTTTGAAGCTCACCAACGAACGCAACGATTTTGAAACCAAGCTTGATGCTGAAGTGAAAAAATCGATTGATGCAAGAAACTTGACTTTGGTCACTTTGGCTGCTGATGAAAACAAATTCGTTAAAGGCGAAATTCCAAACTGGCTAAAATTGGCGGAAGCCGATTATGAAGGCACCAAAAAAGTTTTGGACGGTATGACCGGACAAAAGAAAGTTGCGGACCAGTTAACCGGTGACGAAAAATTGAGTGACGAATTTGTGAAACTGTCGTGGAGCGAATTAGAAGCCAAAAATATGCTGTTGACTTTGAAAGAAAAGGATTTGCCTTTGTTTAAAGAAAAATTCAAAGCAGAGTTTAACGTAGAATACAAGCAATAAGTAGCCGCTTTAGTGCTCTAAAAAAGGAAACCAAAAACAATAAAAAAACAACACAATGAAAAACAGAAAATTCTCTTTAAAAGGCTTCTTATTCAATTTAGCAGTCTTATTATTTGTGGCAGCGTTATTCGTGCCACTAACTCCAATGGTTGCAGCCGGCTCGGCTGGGGCGGCAATGGTAACCGGAACCGTTTTAAGTTTTGTACCCGAAATGCAAAACTTTTTAGGAATGGCCATACAGGTTGAGATATGGCAGAACCACATTGAACAGGAATTGTTTAAGGACAACGCATTCTTACGATATTCCTTTAATGCGGATGATAAAGTAATTAACGGCAAGGCAGTTCATATACCTCAGAGTGGAGGAAGCGGCAACGTTGTTAAAAACAGAACAAGCTTACCTGCGAACATTCGAAAAAGAACAGATACCGATGTGATCTACTTACTGGATGAGTTCACTACTGATCCTGTTGTAATCCCGAATGCTGATACGCACGAATTAAGCTACGACAAACGTAGTTCAGTGTTGGGCGAAGACCAAGCCAAGTTGCTTGAGACTATTGCTGATGAAACCATTTACAACTGGTTGCACTCTCCGGTTTACGGAGATAATGGAGCAACAACGTTCCCAGCGGGAAGCATATTGTTAACCACAGGCGCCGCAGTAATTGCTTCTGCTCCTGCTGCAACAGGCAACAGAAAAGCGTTGACCGAATCTGATTTACAAAGAGCTAAAACCTTTTTGAAAAAACAAAAAAGATGGATCAACGGAAAAATGTACGGTTTAATTACATCTTCTCAGGAAGCTGAATTGTTCCCGGCAAACAACATTATTACCACAACTGCAATGGCTTCAGTTACTGAAGAAGAAAGAAGAGAAGGTATTATGTACAAATTGCAAGGTTTCAATTTGGTGGTAAGAACCGATGTAACACGTATCAACGCTGCCGGTACCATTTTACCTCCAGAAACTGTTGGTGCCGTAACTGACAGCGAAGCTGCAATGTTTTGGTACAAAGATGCGGTTGAGTTCGCATTGGGAGGCGTGAAAGCTTTTGAAAATCTTGGTGAGGCCACAATGTATGGCGATGTTTATTCTTTCTTGGCCCGCACAGGAGCAAGAGCAAGAAGAGCAGCTTATGAAGGTATTGTTTTAATCAAACAAGACGCTTCAGCCTAAGCATTTAAGCATTAATCTATAAAACTGCTGCGTAAATGCGCAGCAGTTTTCTAAAACCACCAATCCAATGTTAGAACTTTTGATATACCCAACTTTATTGGCATTTTTTGCAGCCTTAATTACGTGGTTGTTTGCGCGAGAAGCTAACAAACATAAGATTGCCGCTTTGGGCATTGAAAATGACAATTTAAAAATCACCCTGGAGTCTAACAAACTCGACAACGAAATTAAGTCGGCAAAGTATTACCAGGATTTATTGGATGATATGTCCAAACGCTTAGATAAGGCCATTGTAGAGTTGATGAACTCTGAAGAGCGACACAGAAAGTTGATGGAAATAAACCGAGAGCTGGTAGGTCAGCTACAAAAATTCAAACAATTAAACGGAAAAATTGAGTAATGAAAGCTTCAGCTGTTAAATACATAGTAATTCACTGTTCGGCCGGTTATGGAAATTTAGACTCCATAAAAAAGTTTTGGATCGGTGTTTTAAGATGGTCAATTGGCGGCTATCATTTATTCATTGATTTTGACGGAAAACTAACCGTGTTATATCCATTTGCGACCGTGGTAAACGGCGTAAAAGGCTACAATGACAAAGCCATTCATATTTGTTACCGTGGTGGCATCAAAAGAGACAATTACAAAATTGCAGAAGATACCAGGACAGAAAAGCAAAAAGAAACACTTACAACGTGCATTATTGAAGCCTTGGCTTGGATAACCAACAATGGAGGTGATGCCTCAAAAGTTAAAATAGTAGGGCATCGGGATTTATCTCCAGATAAAAACGGAAACGGCGTAATTGAAAGTTGGGAACGCATAAAAGAATGCCCAAGCTTTAACGCAATTACGGAGTATAAAAATTTACAACCAAAAAATTAACGTACAAAAAAAGGATGAAGAACGCGATTAGAATAGGGCTATTGATTTCACTTTGCTTGTTACTCTTAAGTTGCAAAAGCAAAAAACTCACAACAACCAGCAATGAGAAGATCATTGACAAGTCGGTTATTACGGTGAAGGAAAAAGAAGTGACGCAAAGTGAAACCAAGCACTATGGTGATACCTTAAAAGGGATTGTGCCATTGCCTAAGTTAAGCGCAAAACCAATCAACATTACGGTTGAAAGCGGCGGCCAAAAATTAGAATTTAACGTGACTGAAAATTCACTGGCCTACAAAGCGACGCCCAAACACATTGCCACAACAACGTTATACAGCGTAAAGGAATCCGATATAAAAGCGGTGGCTGATGTTGTGCGAGTGCAAGGGACAAAAACCGTAAAAATAGTAAAGCCCTGGCGTCCTCCGTGGTGGTGGTATCTTATTGCGGCAGGCGTAATAATCGGGATTTACTATTATGTGACAACGCCTTTAAATCCAATTAAAAAAATCATTAAAACCATTTTAAAATGAACCCAGAAAATTCAAGAGAAAAGAAAGTAGAACAGGTGTTCGGTCAAAATCCGCAACTGGATGAAATATGGATGACCAGCGATGATCTTGCTTTCAGTAAAGAAGACAAAGCCGAAGGGCACGCCTCTCACTTGGCCGACAATAAAGTGGAACATTTCCTTAAAAACCAACCTGAGGTAATTGTTGAAAATGAAGTGTTGGCTTTGAGTGTAAAACCACTTACTGCCAAAGTGCAGGAAATTGAAGACTTAGACGAATTGCAAAGCCTGTTGGTTTTGGAAACTGAAGGGTTGAACAGAAAGGGTGCTTTAACGGCAATTAATGACCGTATAAACAAACTGACAGCTGCTATTGAAGTGGTTGCTGAAGAAGTTGTTGCTGAAGAAGTGATTGTCGAAGAAGCTGTTGCTGCGGAAGCTGTTGCTGAAGAAGTAAAAGAATAATTAAAACCAAAAAACACTTAAAGTTATGCCAAAATACAGTTATGGAATCGCCTCGTTTACAATTGGCGACATTGATCCAGTTACCGGGTTACAGATTAATCCGTTAGATGTTAAAGAAATGGTTTATAGAGACACGTTCAATATGACCGAAGAGGAAGGTACCACTACCGACCACTATTCTGAAATGGATACGACTCCTAAAGTTTCCTTTACGGAAGTTGGAAAAGAAACATTGACTTTGCAGTTGATGGACACCGATGCGTTGGTGTTGCAAAAGTTCCTTGGCGGAACAGTAGCCACCTTGGATGGTTCCAGCGCCTGGACAAAACCTTCAGGAGCCACTTCAATAGAGAAATTTATTGATATGACTACGGTAGATGGAACACGCATAAGAATACCGCGTGCAAAAGTAACCGGAAGAAAAAATATGAACTTCAGGAGAAACGGCATCTGGTTAATTGATGTTACAATTACGCCGCTTAGTCCGTTATTAGGAACGTTAGGCGCAATGGTGATCAACAATCCGGTATAGATGAAAGAAAATCCGCAGATAGAACAATTTGCTGCGGATACGATTTTACAAAGGGGCGTGTCGGTGAAAATCCCTGCGCCCTTTTTCTTTCGCATCCTTGGCAAAAAAACAGTATCAATAACCATTACGAGTCCGTTTGAAGGCACTTTGCACCGTGTGGCCAGCATTTATTTATCCACCGGCATTTTAACCGATGAACTGGAAGGCATTACAGCCGAGCAAGCTTTAGTGTTACACGCCAACCACGGCAAAGCCATAAGCAAAGCGGTGGCCTGTGCGGTGTTAAACGGTTACGTAAGCGGTTATTTGTTCACGAAACTATTGGCCTGGTACCTGCGCTGGCACTTAAAACCGCAGGAACTATTTAGCCTAACCACCTATTTGTTGCTTTATGGCGGCATTCAGGATTTTATAACTACTACCAAATCGGTCAGGAAAATGACGTTGACGATACCGAAGATGGGTCAAAAGACAAAGGGGAGTTAACGCAACTCGGATTAAATAGCCCCTGGGGAATATTGCATCAAATAATTAAAGAGACCGGCTGGTCGCTTCATTATGTACTTTGGAAAGTGAGCCGGGCAAACATACTGCTAATGATGGCCGACCGCAGTAACGTGAAAAGCGTAAAAAACAAGGTGGTGAAAGACAGCGGAAAAGGCTTGGCAGAAAGATACAAACGAAAAAAAGAAATTTAACAAATGGAAGGTTTTGACCCAATCGATATCAATTTCATTATCAATAATGATGAAGTAAAGGCTAATACTGAAAAAATAAAGGCCGATTTGAAATCGGTTGGACAAACTGCCGAAGAAACTTCACAAAAAGTAAGCGGACAAATGGGTGCCGCTTTTGGCGGTGCTAAAAACAACGGCATCGACGGCAGCAACCAACAGCTGAAGGAACAGGACAGATTGTTAAAATCGGTTAGCGACAAGTACAAAAGTTTGTTAAGTGAAAGTATGGCCACTTATGGCGAGCTTAACGGTGCACAAAAAACCTTAATTTTCCAATACCACGAAAACATTGCCGCCATTGATCAAATTAAACTGGCGCAAATAGAACTGAATAACGGTTTTGAAACCGGCAAAGTTGGCGTTATAGAATACACCCAGGCGCAGGCCGCTTTATCGGTACAAGAAGCCAAATTGAAAGGCGACTTAAAAGGCGTAAAAGATGCCTTGGCAAGCAGTAACCAAGCATTGGGCGCACAGGCAGGTTTAATAAACCGCGCCAAACCACAATGGAACGGTTTGGGGAATTCCATAAACCAAATAACCCGGGAACTTCCTGCATTTGCTTTAAGCGCGCAAACAGGCTTTTTAGCCATATCCAATAACATTCCAATACTTGCTGATGAAATTGGCAGGTTAAAAAACAAAAATATTGAGTTAACCGCATCCGGGCAAAAAGCCGTACCGGTTTGGAGTCAAGTAGCCAAAGGATTGCTAAGTTGGGGAACCGCATTAAGTGCCGGTGTTGTATTATTAACCGTTTATGGCCGTGACGTGGTGGCGTGGATTGGTAAATTATTCCAGGGCAAAGAAGCATTAGACTCTTTAAAAGCTTCGCAGGATGCAGTGAACAAATCCTTTGATGGCGGTACCTATCAAAAAGTAATACAGGATGTTGAGGAATTGAGGTCGGTTATTAAACTGGCAAAAGATGGATTTATTGACAAAGAAGATGCCCTGAAGCTTTACAACAAAACGCTTGGCGATGTTTTTAAACATACCGATGACATAAATGAAGCTGAGCAAATAGTCATTGACAAAGCGCCCGCGTTTATTGAAGCGATGCTTTATAAAACGGCTGCAATGGAAGCCGCTTCTGAAGCTGCGAAAAACATTGCCGAAAACCAAAAAAAGCAGTTTGAAATTGAGGAAGAAAAAGACAAAATAAATGCAAGGGTAAACAATACTTCTTATCAGGGCTATAACCCAACCGCGCCGGGAAGTACTAATGTTTCATCGTTAAAAAAGCAAAGCGACCTTAACAAAGCTACTAAAGCTCTTGACGAATTAGAAAAAGAGGCGCTTACCATTCAGGAAAAGTCGAGTAAAATAGTTGACAATCTGAACAAAAAAGCCGCTGAAATTGCCAAAAAGGCTGGTTTGGATATTTTTGGCGGAAAAGACGCACCTGACAAAGAAAAAACCAAAATTGTTTCGGCCTATCAAAGTCTATTGGACAAACTCGCGGAACTGGACAAAGAATACGCCCGAAAAAGTTACACCAAAGATGAGGAGGAAATGCAGGCGCTTAAAGATAAGTTTGCGGAAGTGCGCAACCTGGTGCAACGCTTTAACGCCGATCCAAAAAACAAGGCGCAAATAATTGACTTGTCTAATTTAGACAAGTTAGAAGGGCAAGCCACAGAAACGTTGGGTTACCGCCAAAATACAGAAAAACTAAAAACCGAGCTCGATGCGCAAAAGCAACTCTTTGCCGATTTTGAAGACTATAAAAAACAATTTGGCAAAAAAGCTGCTGAAGATGAATTCTCGGCAAAAATAACCACGGCCAAATCTTATTACGAATATTTAAAAGAACAGCAAAAAGCCAACGCATCGGCTTATGAAGCGGTTGACAAAGGTACGGCCACAGGTGGTGAAACCGAGCGTGTATCGTTTATAAACAAAGAACTGGAAGCGGAAACCGCTAAACAAAAGAAATTGTTTGACAGCCAATTGGCTGATTTGTTAAGCTACCAAAAAGAACGCGCACTTAAGATTGAGCAGTTTCAAACACTGTATGCGCAACTGATTAAAAAAGGCGAAACTGAAGCGGCTAAAATACTGGAAGAAAACCATAAAAAGGATCTGGACAATTTAGACGACACCAACTTTAAAAAGCTGGCAAGTTACGCGGCGCTTTACAGTAGTTTAATTGGAATGACTGTAAGGCAAATTAAGGTGATAATTGCCGAAAATAAAGAGCTGCTGAAAAATGAAAACATATCGCTTGAGTTGCGAAATGCGATACTGAAGAAAATTGAAGAAACCGAAGCTTTACTAAAAAAGAACAAGTACGACAATATATTTAAGTACGCCAGTTCCGTGGCTGCCTTGGGTGAAGCCTTTGCCAATTTGGGTGAAAGTTTGGGAAGCCGTGGTTTGGCCAACGGTGGTGCTTTGTTGGCAGGCTTGGGACAAAGTTTGGGTGAAGTGGTGACTATTTTTGAAACAATGGACGGCAAAAGCTTCAGTGACTTATCCAGTGGCGATAAAGCGAATGTAATTGCAGCCGGTGTTTCCGGTGCCATTAATATGATTACGATGTTTGCCGATGCCGCCGCCAAAAGAAAACAAGCTGAAGAGGAATATTACCTAAGCGTTATCGGCTTTCAAAACCAATATAATTTAAGCTTAAATGAACAAATTAGGCTTCGCAGCGTATTGGATGAGAATGTATTTATAAAAGATTATGAAGGCCGTATCAAAGATGCGTTAGGTTCATTAGGCAGTGCTAATACCGAATATCAAAAAGCCCTGGAGAATTTAACTAACAAAGGAAAAGCCAAAGTTGGCCAAGGCAATGCCATTGATTGGGGTAATGTTGGTAAAGGTGCCGGTGCGGGCGCTGCAATTGGTGCAGCAGTGGGCAGTGTTGTTCCTGTAATTGGTACAGCTATTGGCGCGGCCGTTGGTGCAGTTGCCGGCGCTATTGGCGGTTTGTTTGGCGGAAAAAAGAAAAAAGACAAGTATACTGATATATTAAGCGAATATCCCGACTTGATTGAAAAGAGCGAAAATGGCATTGATCGCATAAATAAGCAATTGGCTGAAAGTTTGATCGCCAATAACCAAGTGAACAAAGAAACCAAACAGATATTGGAAAATATTTTGGAGTGGGAAAAAGCATTGGAAGCCGCCCGCGCTCAAATTAAGGAAGTGATTACGGAATTGACCGGTTCATTAGGTCCCGATTTAAAAAACGTATTGGTTGATGCTTTTGTAAGCGGTGAAAATGCCGCCATAAAAATGGGTGACACCATTGAAAAAGTATTGGAAAACGTATTGAGCAGTTTAATCTTCAACCGTATTTTTTCTGATGCGTTTGATATGTTGGAAAAACAAATGACAGCCAGTTTTGACGTTGGCGGTGACTCGAGCTGGACCGATGACTTTGCGAACTTTTTTAGTGGTGCCGCCGCTTTAACCGATGACTTTAATGCCGCAATGGCAGCCGCTCAAGCGGAAGCCGCCAGTTTTGGCTTTGATGTTTTTCAACCAGACAATGCAGCACAGCAGGGCGGTGCCGGTGATATACGCAGAAGCATTACAGAAGATACAGGAAGCGAAATTGTGGGCCTTATGCGCGGAAGTTATGATGTTACGCGAAACCTTTTTATGATCACGGAAGCGTACTATGAAAGGGAGCGCGAAAATTACGGCAGTATTTTAAGCCTAATAGCCATTAACACCAAAATTGAAACCAATACCGCCAACACGGTTATAGAGCTAAAAGCGGCCGTTTTGGTGCTTGAACAAATTGCCAGCAACACACACGATATTTGGTTACAGGATGTATAAATTAAACAACATATTGCTAAGTACTTACGGCATTATGCCCGGTCGTGTAAGCGGCGAGGGCATTGCCGTAAAGGGTATTTTTGACCTTCCCAAACGCATTGGCGTTACTTCAAAACAATGGGACGAAGCCAACGGCGTGGAACCTTTTGTAGATGCCGACGAAATATTTTTAGGCGGGCGCGATATTACCTTTCAGGGTATTATGCTGGGCACCAAAGCCCAAATTGAAACCAACCTTTTCAACCTAAAAACGGCAATAGACGCATTTAATGCGACCGTTGCTTTTGAAACACCCTACGGCAATGCCTGCGTAATTGTACAAAAAATCACCCCAAAAATTTACATTGGCGGCGCAACGGTTATTATTGAATTCCGCGAACCTAAAATTGGTGCAAGCTGCGGCATAAGTACGCCCGATACGGTTTATAAGTCCGATGCTTATTCAGAAACTGCCATAAAAAACAATTGTGCTTCAGGTTACGACGGAAGCACAGTCACTTTTACTTCGCCTGCCGAGCAATTTATTTCAAATACCAGTAAAGCCGAAGCCAATTTACGCGCCGTTGAATGGGTACGCGAGCGCAAACAGGACTATGCCAACGTAAACGGCACCTGTACATTAAAACCGGTGATTTATTACAATGAAGCCCAAACCGTTGGCCTTACTAAAAATGACTGCGCCAGCGGCTATGTTGGTTCAATGGTTTATTATACCGTGCCGGCTTATACAATGGCTTATAATTCCAATATAAGTTTATTGGATGCCAACGCCAAAGCCTTTGCCGCCGCTTATGCAATGATGACCCAGGCCTATGCCAACGCAAACGGAAGTTGCAGTATGTTACCCACTTTTATATTGATCAATAAAGTACCCTGGTATTTTCTTTGGTCGATTGCAGGTTATTATTTAGACTATGAAGTAGGCCCGGCAGTACCGCCTGGAACCTATTATAATGTAATGATTTATGGCGTTATAGTTACTTATGTTTCAGGCGTTAGTGATACCGCCGCCGATGTAGTTACCGCGCTTGCTGCTTTAATAAATGCAAAAACGTGGGAACAATGGAACGCCAATAACCAGGCTTTTACATTTGGGGAACCGCCTTGGGAACCAGTCGCGTATTTAGATACCGCTAATGTTTTAAAATTACAAGTACCAGGCAACCAGCCTGAAATTTGGATTGGACAAAACCCGCCTTGGTGGGATAATTTAATAGCATAATATGTACACAATAGACACCATACCGATGCAAGATTACGGCCTTTACATTAGCAATAATGATGGCCCGGCACATTTGCTTGAACCCGAAAACCAATTTTTCACTGTTTACGGTGCTGAAGGGTATCAGGTTACCAAGCGAAAAGCCAACGTGTTAACTTTAAATGGTTTTGTGATTGCTGCCGATTTAATCGACTTTAAAAGCAAATTAAGTGCGCTTTATGCCTTGTTTTCTTCCGCAGGGTTAAGAAGCATTGTGTTGGAAGCTTCAGCCATAAATTGCTTTTGCGAGGAAGGTTTTAAAGTAAGTAACGTGCGCATTGTGGGCAATGTATATGCCGCCTTCAGCATTAATTTAACGATCGTATGACTTTAGATATATTAAGAAACTCGGTACTTATTTCTTCCGTAGAAATTGACGAAAAAACAATCCTTTCCAAACGAATTATGACGGACGGCAAAATTACGTCCACTTTTGTAAGTAAATCGGTTTTGCCTATTATTTTGGGTGATTACGTAATGTATGGCACCGAGAAATACAAGTTAAACCAATTGCCGCGCATTAAAAAACAAAACAACAAAACCTATTTGTACAATGTAGTATTTCAGTCGGTTTTATACGATTTAAACGACAAAATGCTGATAAGCACCGACGGTTTAAATGATTTTGATTATACCGGCGGCATTGAAGAACATTTGGGTTTGTTGCTGGAAAATATCAATAGTATAAATCCGGGCTGGACCGCAGGCACTATTGATGCCAACGAAGTTAAACGCATAGACTATGTAAACGAAAGCTGCCGTACTGCCTTAACGCGCATTGCTGAAGCGTATGCGTTTGAATTTGAGCTGGTGGGCAAAGTCATTCACTTTAAAAAAGCCATTGGCACCCTGAAGCCTTATACGTTTGAATACGGACATACCAAAGGCTTGTATGAAATAGAACGCGCGCCGGTTGACAATAAAACACTGGTTACCAAACTGTACGCCTATGGAAGCACCCGAAACCTTAAATACAATTACCGCGAACGTGCAAAAAGACTGGTATTTGAAAGCAAATTTTTAACCAAAAATACCGAAATATACGGCGTAAAAGAAGGGCAATATACCAATGAGGATATTTTCCCGGAACGCACGGCCGAGATCACCGGCGTAAATATGGTTTTTAATACCGATGTTTATAACAATACCGAAAGTTATGTGGAAGACAGCACGCTAACTTTTAACATTACCGCCAAAGCTTTGGAAGGGCAACAGGCAAAAATTGTGTTTAAAAGCGGTGATCTAAGCGGCTACCAATTTGAAATATGGAAGCACGATACCGTTAACAACCGCATTTATATAAACTCGTTAAGCGAAAGCGATGGTTTTGTAGTGCCAAAAGCAATGTACTTGCCCAAAATTGGTGACATTTATACGCTGGTAGATTTAGACTTGCCCTATGAATATATTATTGATGGTGAAGACAGATTGCAGGCCGCCGCACAGGTTTATTTAGACGAAAATTGCGTGCCAAAAAGTTTGTACCTGGTTAAAATGGACCCAAAGTTTGTGAAGGCGCATACCGTTGTTTTAACCGCCGGCGACCTGGTGCCTATTGTAGATGCCGAGCTGGGCATAAATCAGGCCATACGCGTGGCCGAGATTAGTTTTCCTTTGGTAAATCCGTCGGACATATCGGCCATAATTGCCGATTTTATTCCTTACAAATTATTAGAGCAAACAGTAAAAAGCGCGAAAGCCAGCAGCAAAGCCATTAGCAGCATTATAAACAAGGTTGAAAATATCACCAAAAATTACAGCTCAAAAACTACGGTAACCAACAACTATGTAACCGAGTACCCGGAAGTTGATGTTATTGTAATTAACGGCCGTCGCTTCAAATTTATAAAGCATTTTGATAACATACTGAACCCTGAAATACTGGAAGCCAACGACATTATCACCGGCAATTATTGGGACCGTTATACGCTGGTAAAAAAGTGGCAGTACAAAGGCGGTTCAACCGCGTTTAAAGAAAACTACGACAAAATAGAAACCATAAACTTAACGCCTGAAGTATGATAAGCGAATTTGAAAAGATAAAAATCACTGGTATTGAAATAGATGCAAGTTTAATCCCTGACTTAGTTTCTATGGATGCTGAAGGCAATTTATTGCGTCACCCAAACACCGCATTAAAACCCATAGCCGATGCCTGGCCAATTGGCGGCTTAAACGTACGCGGTTACGGTACCAACGTGCCTATATTGGGCATTTATTACACCGCACCGCCCGAAACCGTGACAATGGAAGCTGCGCCAACAACGGCCAACTGGCTGCGCCGCGATACCGTTGCCGTAAACACGCTTAACCGCATAGTGATATTGCCAGGAACACCCGGATTGGTAGGCGCTGCGCCGGTGGTTGACTTAAATTTGTATTTTCCTATTCGTGACTTGGTGCTATTGGCCAACGCTACGGAACCGGTAGACCCTATCACCTTAACCGGCAATAGCAACGAGTTTGTATTGTTTGCCGAAACTGGCACAGTGGCAGGCGGTGAAGCCAATGTAAGCGGTTCGGCGGCAAGTATTGCCGTAACTGCAAACACGCAAATTGCAGGCGCAAAAAGCATAGAAGCCACCAACGTGCAAAAATTGCACGAAGCACGCTTTGAGTATTTGGAACTAAAAAGCACCGTTGGCCAAACGCATTTCATTTATAAATTGAAACTGAAGGCGGCAGTGCAAACTTCAAAATATTGGTTTTTCAGGCTTTATAACGGTACTACCACCATTGGCAATTTTCTGTTTAAACACGGTCAGTATGGTTTTAACGCCAATGACTTGGGCGTGCAATATCTTTCCATTCCTATTGAAGTAACGCCGTTTAAAAATGTAAGTTATACCAAAGCAACGCTATTCTTTTACCACGGCGCCACCACCATACCTGGTTATTATTTAGACGATGTAAAGTTTTTGAACAGTTTGCCAACAATAATTTATGCCGACCAGGTGCAAAGTGATTGGGACGAATTAGACCAAAACAAAGTAACTTACATAAAAGGGCGTTTTGACCAAACTTTGAAAGTCGATAAAATACCCGGCAAAGATTTAAGCACAAACGATTTTACTACGATTGAAAAAGAAACGCTTGCAAAATTTACAGTCCCATTGACACAGGATTTGATTCCTGTTAGTCAATTAGATGGGTCAATTGTTTGGCAGACTGCTCCAGAGGGAGGAGCATCACAAGCTCCAGTACATTTAAGATACACAACTCAAGCTCTTATGATTGCTGGGCAAGCCAATCAACTTGCAAATTATGTATATTTTGATGGAACTTATTACTATGAGTATTTAGGAACTGTTTTAGGTACTATTGCGGATTATAGAAGAGTTGGTGGGGATATGACTCTGGCTGGAATTGAAACAGTAACTGGTGCAAAATATTTCTTAAATGCAAAATTGCTGATGAGAAATGTCGCAAATACTTTCAGCTCATATTTTACGAATACAAATACTGCTGAAAGAATTTATACATTACCAAATAAGGCTGGAACGGTTGCAATGACTTCTGATATTGTCGCTCAATTAAATGGAACTATAAATTACTTAGTAAAGTTTGGAACTGCAACTACTGGGGTTGTTTCAAGGTTATGGGATACTGGAACTTATTTAGGGATTGGAACAGTTAATTCACCTTTGAAAGATATTACATTAGGAAGTCAAGCAAATAGAGAAATTGGTATTGAATTAAGTGACTCCAATACAATCGGAAGAGATTTAATAATAAGTGCTGGCAAGACAATTAATTATACTTTAAATACTAATTTTGCAATAGCATCAAGCGTCATACAAGTTTGGGAAGATATAACAGTAGACCGCAATAATGGTGATGTATGGGCTTGTTTTGATAACGGTGGTATCTATAAACAAACTGGCGGTACTGGTGAATTTGTTTTAATGCTTAGTACACAAGGTTACACAAGAGCAATCTGTATCGCACCTAATGGAGATTTTTATAAATTGGTATATCCTGGAAATGGGATTTATGTAAGAATTGGGAATGTTGGTGGTTTTGTTGCAGTCGGTGTAGATGCTTGGGTTGGTGCTGGACAGGGTGGACTTACAGCTTGTAATAATGGGGATATTTATATGACTACGACTGGAGCTTCAGGAGCAATATATAAAAGAACTGCTGGTACTGGTAATTTTATAAATCAAAATCAACTTTCAGCGAGCTACACTGATATAAAAGCAGACCCAATCTCAAATGATGTCTATGCTGTTGGAAATTCAGTTTTGTTTAAACAGACTGGTGGAGTTGGTAATTTTGTAAGCGTCACAGTCCCAGTTCAATCATATTCAAAAATAGCACTTTTGAATAATAATAATACATATTTATTTACCTCAAATAACACATATGTACAATATAATAAAAGTGGTGGATGGACAACTTTAAATCAAAATTTAAACATTGTTGACGGTGGTGTCTTTGCACATCAGAACGGAAATATTTATGTTGCATCGTATGGTTATGGCAGAATCTATATGCAAAATAATCAGTCTATTGGAGCGATAGATTTAGATGGTGGTACTTTAAAATTAAAAGCTGGTACTGGCAAAGGAACTGGAAAAAGTAGATACCAAATTGTTACTGGTCAAAAAACAGTTTCTGGAACAGATATGCAAATTGAAACAGTAAGAGCAGAATTTGACGAAGAGGGCAATTATAAGAGAATTGGAACGCCAGTTTATGCAGACAATGCAAGTGCTTTGGCTGGTGGTTTAACCGCTGGAATGGAGTACAGAACCGCAACAGGAATAAAAATGGAAGTTTATTAATATTATCCTTAAAATTATGATACAAACAAAGCAACCAATTTCGTATGATGACAGAGAAAATAGAACTGGAATTATTTTAGTTGAAATACCATCTTTTTATACTGATAAAAATGGAGTTACATTTTTAGTCAATGATTGGATTGTAGATGAAAATGGTAATAAAACAATTTACAAAGCTATTGAAACGTGGAGAAGTAATGCAGAATTAGATGCTATTGATAGTTATTTATCATCTATTCACGATTTTTCTGGAATGACAAAAACGGAAGAACAATGGAAGAAAATTGAATTAGGTCTAATGTTCGATACACAAATGTTGCTATTGGATAACGGAAAGACAATTTATAAATTAAACCCAGAGGACTGGGAATTTACCAAATAATAATATAGTAAGTAAAGTGGCATAAAAATGTCACCCAGCTTTAAAAATTACCACACCTTTAAACGAAGAGCCAACGGCTACTGGATGACACAAAGTCTTCTTGTTGCCGTTGGCTTGTTTATGTGGTGTGGTGGTGTAAAAGTAGGGAAATAATTAAAGGAATAGGTAAAAAATATAAATAAAAAAGATGAAAACACCCATAAGCTACTACGGTGGCAAGCAAAACTTAGTAGCAACCATACTGCCATTGTTTCCAAAACACACTTTATATGCCGAGCCATTTGTTGGCGGCGGGGCTGTATTTTGGGCTAAAAATACCAGTGAGGTAGAAGTGATAAACGATGTAAACCGTGAGTTAATAAACTTTTATGAAGTGGTGCAAAATGAGTTTATAGAGCTTGAGAAACTAATAAGAATTAGTTTGCACTCGCGCTCGCTGCACAATGATGCGTCGGTAATTTACAACAACCCGCATATGTTTACCAGGATAAAAAGAGCCTGGGCGGTTTGGGTATTGGCAGCGCAAAGCTTTAGCTCTATGTTAGACGGCTCGTTTGGTTACGACAAAGCAAAAGGCACTACCTCGCAAAAGATAACCAACAAACGAGAAGGCTTTACCCTGGACTATTCTATACGCATACAAAACGTAAACATAGAGTGCACCGATGCCATTAGAATAATTAACTCAAGAGATTATAACAACGCCTTCTTTTATTGCGACCCGCCCTATTTTAACAGCGATTGCGGTCATTATGATGGCTATACCAAAGAAGATTTTGAAATGTTATTACAGGCGCTCTCACGCATAGAAGGGAAGTTTTTGTTAAGCAGTTACCCCAGCGAGCTGCTTAACAAGTACACGGCTGAGTTTGGGTGGTCGGTTAAGAAGTTAGAACAAAGCGTAAGCGTGGCCAACAACTGCGGAAAACCACAAAAGAAAAAGATTGAAGTACTCACAGCCAACTATGACCTTACCAATCCGAATGAGAGTTTAAGGCTGTTTTAAAGCGCGTTTAAACGGTTATTAATTGGTAGTTAATTAGGTGTGCAATTGGATTGTTTATGGGTTTGTTTGGATGTGTATAGTGTGTTTGTGTGTTAAAAAAAGAGGTGCAATCGGTTATTTGGATGGGTGCAGTTTGATTTTCCGATTATAAAACCATCAAAAGAAATCGTTACATTTTAAGTATTGTTCCAGTTCAGGAGCAAT